GGGTTTCTTCTATTTTGCAAAGGAGTTGAGATTTATGAAAGACTTTTCAGGCTACGAAGATTTCAAGGCGTGGTTTGACAATGCGGCAAGCGCAGACAGGATGACCGCCAAAAGCAATCCGCTGACGCTGAACGAAATATGCTACCTCATTCGCAAGGCGGGTATCGACTGCTCCGTTAGTTGGAGGACTGATGATGGGTTCAAAGTCATTCCGTCAATCAAGGAAGCGCTCATCCCCACACGATACTTGCAGATGAAAATGAAACTGGTGGACTTCGAGCCGGCAGACCCGAATCATTATGATGATTCCACGTTCAAGGGGTACGTCCAAGTTGATGTAATCCCCGAATATCTGGAACTCAATATAGCGGCGCCTATTGAAAAGGCACTCGAAGATTGGGGCAGAGAGCTTACGGATATTCACACCCTGCTCGGCTGTAGCGAGTTGCTGGCGGGTATGGCAGAGGAAGCGGCAGAATTGGCTCAAGCCGCACTGAAACTTCGCCGAACGATTGATATGCGGAATCCAACGCCGGTCAGTACCGAGGAAGCCTCTCACAAACTGAACGAGGAGTTTGCGGACGTTGTTCTTTGCGCGGCGGCGCTGGGTCTTGACCGTGAAGAAGTTGAGCGGTTTATCCGAGAGAAAGCCGCTCGGTGGTCTATGAGATTGGAGGTTGACGAATAAATGGTCAAGGGCATGACAATCAGCGACGCAGCCCACAAATGGGTGAATGAATTCAATGCCATCCCGCAGAGTATGATTGAGCGGCTCATGCGCGACAGGTACGAGGAGTGGGAAGAACTTACGATGCCCCACGTTGGTAGCAGAGTTCACGTTTTCGACCTGCCGGATGATTGCGACACGCTGGAACATCTCGGTGAGATTGTGGCGTACACCGCAGACATCGACAAGTTCCGCGTGGATCTGGATGGCGGCCCATCTATCCTTGTGAAGCCTGATGATTTGGAGATCGTGAATGACGACCCTCTCCCGATGTGGGGAACAATGTGGAGCTTCGGGGATTCCTGTGACAACTACTGGCTTGAAAATGCCGGCGGTGTAAAGGTTATGTCGGAGTGCGGATTCCGCATTTATCGGCACGAAGAATGGGGCCACTTCTTTGGCATCGACGGCGCGGGCTATGATTTTTACAGCGAACACTGGATTCCGCTTTACCGAATGCGCGGGTTGCAGTGGCACGACCCTGATACGGAGGTGAAGAAGAAATGAACCGCAACACGGCTGACCGAATTATCGTTAAGAGCAACGCCCGCATGAAGCTGGTAATTGATTGGTATTACGAGAACAAGCATTGGCTTGACCGCGAGGGATTCCTTGCTCCGATGGAATCCGGCGTCGTGGAGCTTCAAGAGGAGCAAATCGAATTCACATTTGAGAGCAAGAACGGTGGGGTTGAGATAGCTGTTTTCTCTATGAAGAAGCCTTTTCTTCCCGCTGTTATCACATTCCAGTACGACCCCAAAACGCAGGAAATATCCGAACACAGATTCGCTGAGCATTTATCCGAAGAACGCAAGGTAGCGCTCGAATTTGTACTCGGGTTTGACCGGACGGACTGGAAAGAAGCGACGAAATATCACGCACTTATGCTGTTCATGGCTTATTACCGAGAGAAAGTTAAAATTGAGCAGCGCGTTGAGCGACGCCCCGCCAAGCACAAGAAGAAAAAGCGCTTGGCGCAATTACGGCAGCCGCTCATCCGCAGGGTTTACACCGTGGAGGAGTTTGACAAAGCCGCTCTGCCGAAGCCGGAACAGGCAAAGCGAGGGTACACAAAGCCAGACCACGAGGTAAGCGTTCGCGGTCATTTGCGCCGGTACAAATCCGGCAAAGTTGTTTGGATTCAGCCCTCTGTCCGCTACAAGGGCAGGGCTGCCCACCACAAAGAATACGAATTGTGAGGAGGAACAGAAATGAGAGCAACAGGAGTTATCCGTAGAGTTGACGACCTCGGCAGAGTTGTCATCCCTCGTGAGGTTCGCTTGAACCTCGGCATCCGAGAGGGAGATGCGTTCGAGGTTTTAATCACGGACGATAGAACCGGTGTTGTGTTCCAGAAGTACAGCTTCGACACGCCGGTTGTGGCGGCGCTGAAATGTCTCCGCGCCACGGTGGAGGAAAGCGAGTTGTCTTGTCGAACGGAGTTTTTGCAGAGTATCCGCGAGCTTGAAGCCCGTTTGAAGTTGGAGGATGATGCGTGATGGAGTTTTTGAGATTCATCTTTTCCAGCCCTTGGATTTGGCTTGGGTTTACGATTCTGGTCTGCTGCATTCTGAAATATGCGGTGGATCTGGTGAACGCGCTCCGCGCAAAGCGGAAAGTACACACGTTCAAAATGAACGACGGCAGCTGGAACGTGCTGGTTGAGAACGCTACGCGCAACGATGTCGAGGCCGCAATGGTTCGACAGGAACTCCGCGAACATCTGCGCGAGCAAAAAAGAGAGGAGGATGTGAAATGACAGAGAGAAAAGTTGTTGCCGTTCTGTCGGTTGATGATGAAAAAGCCATAGCCGCCGACCGTGGAACCTTGGATTATTTAGAGCATGAGATGCTCGAATTGTGCGGGGTAACGATGGCCGAGGGCTTCATCGCAGATTTCGATGACACGAGTGAGTGGCAGCGTTATCTGAACTATCTTGCCGATTGGGTGTTTAACCACATTGGCGAGGAATTTGCAGGGATGTCTCCCGTCTGCTTTGATGAGTGGAGAGACAACGAAGAACAGGAGGTAAACCAAGATGATTAAGAATTTCGAGCCGCAGCCATACGACGGGTTCAACCCACTGCCGAGCTACGTCACTAACGTTTCGACGTTCACGCTGACCGGCACGGTTCCGGGGGGTTATGAAATCACCCTCGCCAAGCTGACTGTCGGCGAATCGGTAAGCGCTGGCAACCCGCTCTCTCACGCCCTGTTTGAGAGCTTTGACGACCACGGCAGACGAATGAAAGCCGCCAGAACCCGCGTGAGCGGATTCGACCGGGAGTTTGTCGCGGTCAAGAGCGCAATGTCGGGGTGCGGATTCGCGTTCCATCCCGCTCTGCCGAGCGTTTGCGAAACTGTGCTTTATGCGCTTGGAGAGTATTTTCAGGCGCAGAACCCTGAGATAGCGGAGGTGTCCGTCGTGTCACAAAGCTGTCATTGACCCGTCATATAGGAGAGTGATAAAATGATACCATCGGATTTTATAATTAAACACGCGCCTATGCACTTGCACTTGGAAATCCTCAAGAAGTGCAACTTCTTCTGGCTCCGAGACATCCGCAATGTGGATATATCGCAGTGCTGCGCAAAATGTTTCATCGGCGACAAGGACAACCGCGTTTATTACGGAACGCTGCACAAGTCCAACGCCGTTGTGGACATCATCGTAAAACAGCATCCTCACGCCAAAGCATATTACCTCTGCGGTTTGAGCGATGGCTTTGTTTGGGAGCTGAACACCCATGTGGCATTCGTGCCGGACAGCAATTCTGAAATCCGAATCGAAAACGATAGAATCAAGCTGCATATCACGAACGCCCGGCGCATCCACTTCTGGGATTATGTGCCGAACCCTCCGGGGACTTACACCAAGGAGCAGAGAACCTGCCGTAACTGGATATTCGCAAACTACCTAAAGGATGGGATGCCGTTATGATTGTGAGTGCAAGCAGGAGGACGGACATTCCGGCGCTGTTTTCCGAGTGGTTTTACAACCGTGTTGGGAAAGGATTTGTCCTCCTTAGAAACCCATACAACCCTCTACAAGTCGGGCGTGTTTCACTCACGCCCGACAAAGTAGACGGGTTCGTTTTTTGGACGAAGAATGCAGCGCCTATGCTCGACAGGATTCACGAGCTGGACGCATTCAAATATTATTTCCAGTACACCATCACACCTTACGGACGGGATGTTGAGAAGAACATCCCAGATAAGAACGAGGTTGTGATTCCAGCGTTCAAAAGAATCGGGGCTGACAAAGCCATCTGGCGTTACGACCCGGTATTTCTGAACGACCGCTACACTTGGGACTACCACATTCGGGCGTTCACGAAGATTGCGGAGGCGTTGGAGGGCTACACCTCAAAGGCCGTTATGAGTTTCGTGGATTCCTACCGAACTGTGGATCTGAGGCCGTTAAACATTCAGCCGCTCACAACTGAGCAGCAGATTGAGCTGGCGCAACAGTTGTCTGAAATTGCCGCGCAGCACGGGATTGTTCTTTCCTCTTGCGCAGAGGAACTCGGGCTTCCCCATTCCAGCTGCGTGGACGGCAAGATGTTCGGCGTTGATAAGCCGAAAGACCGCAATCAGAGGGGGCTGTGTCAATGCGTTGAGAGCGTCGATATTGGTGCATACAGTACCTGCCGAAACGGTTGCGCTTATTGCTACGCAAATCACTACGGCTATGTTCAAGACCCACCGGATGCGGACTGCGACCTGTTAGGACCGCCGTTGAACGGCAACGAAAAAATCAAGCAAAGGAATTGATATTATGATTGAGAAAGTAAACCCGTCCCACCCGGACAAAATTGCTGACCGCATTGCCGGCGCCATCGTGGATTTGGCGTATCAGGTTCAGGACGACCCTAAGATTGCCGTTGAGGTTCTTATCGGTCACGGGGTTTGCCACACCATTGTGGAAACCTCCGCGCCTATGCTGCGCCCCGAAATTCTGGGGGCTATCCATAACGCGATCCACCGCATAGCGGGGTTCGTTCAGGTCAACCTCTGCATTGTGCCGCAGGATACACACCTCGCGGACAACCAGCAGAAAGGTTTCCGCTGCGGTGACAACGGCATCTTCAAGGGAATGCCGCTGACCGATGAGCAGAAAACCCTCTCTGCGATTGCCCACGACATCTATGATGCGTACCACTGCGACGGGAAGTACATCTTCGACGACGGCAGGCTCATCGTTTGCCAGAGCAACGCGGCAAAGGCAGACCTCGAAAAGCTGTACCCGACTGCGCAGATTAACCCGCTCGGCGATTGGACCGGCGGCACTGACGTGGACACCGGCGCTACCAACCGTAAGCTCGGCTCGGATATGGCCGATTCCGTAACCGGCGGCGGGCTGCATGGCAAGGACCTGTCCAAAGCGGATGTGTCCGTCAATATCTATGCTTTCCTCAAGGCGCAGGAAACCGGAAAGCCTGTCGAGCTGTGCTGCGCCATCGGCGATGATGAGATTGATGGCAAGCCATACTCCGAAATCGTAGAGCAGGCCCGCCAGTTCATAAAAGACATCGGCGGCTTCGAGGCGTTTGCCGAGTGGGGCCTGTTCTAAAACCTAATACAGTAAATCATGGGAGCTGTACGTGTGTGCAGCTCCCTTTTTTTATGCTCAGTACAAGGAGGACAAAAAATGGAGGTAGTTTACAAAAAGGTCGATGACCTCATCGAGTATGAGGGCAACGCCCGTAGGAACGATGCGGGCGTCGCAAAAGTCGCCGAAAGCATTCGTGAATTCGGATTCCTGAATCCGATTACGATTGACGCAAACAACGTCATCATCGCAGGACACACCCGTCTGAAAGCTGCCAAGCAGCTTGGAATGGAGGAAGTACCCTGCATCGTTCAGAATCTGTCGGAAGAAGATGCGAAGCTCGCCAGAATCATCGACAACAAGAGCCATGAGTATTCCACGTGGGATGTTGGCAAGCTGCATCAGGAGCTGAACGGAATCGGGCTTGATTTCAAGACCACGTTCTTCACCCCGAACCGTGACCGCAAGTTCTTCAAGGACAACAAATTCCTCATCTTCGGAAACAACGAGCTTCCTATCACGGAGGAGGAATACGCCCGCCTGAAAGCGGTCTACGACGACTACATCAGCAAGAACAAAACCTATCTGGGCTTTGTAATGTTCCTCACGGGAGGTGACGCAGAATGAACATCAGAGAAATTTCCGTCTCTCGACTGAGAGATTACGATAACAACCCCCGCAATAATGACCTTGCGGTTGAAAAGGTGAAGTACAGCATCGAGCGGTTTGGTTTCCTGTTCCCCGTAGTCGTGGATATGAACTACACCATCGTTGCCGGTCATACCCGTGTCCGCGCCTGCCGCGAGCTGGGCATCCAATCCGTTCCCTGCATCGTTGCGGACGAGCTGACGGAGGAGCAAATCAACCTGTTCCGTCTGGTTGACAACAAGACCAGCGAGTACAGCGATTGGGACTTCGAGAAACTCAAAGAGGAGCTGTCTCTTGTTGACCTGACCCTCGACGAAAATCAGCTTCTGTTGGAGCGATTCGAGCTGAGTACCGAGGTGTTTGACATCGAGCCGGAACAGGCTGAAATCAAAATCCCGGCATTCAACTTTATGGGCGTCAATGACGCGCCCAAGCCCCCCAAGAAGAAGCCTACGGTCAGCACCATCTACAGCGGCGGCGAGGATGCCGCTGAGAGCGACGCGGACGTTGAGGAGGGGTATGTACCCGCCCAGCAGCCAAAGGCCACCTACGACGAGCCTGTGGCCCACGCAGAGGTGTCTTATGACGCACCTGCCTCTGTCGCTGACCCTGTGCAGAATGAAGCTGCTGCCTCCGACGGCGAGCCTAAGAAAAAGGAATCCAAAGCAGTTCTTCCGTTCTGCCAGTTCCGTTTCGGCGATGTGTCGTTCTTTATCTCTCAGGTGGAGCTTGACCGTATGAACGCCAAGTATCAGGAGTACATTGATTCTGGTGCAATTCTGAGCGGCAGCTTTGCCGACTATCTGCTGAAAGGAGTGGAGAACCGTGATTGATTTTGTGGAGAAAGTACCTATCGGGGAAGTCACGGGGTCTGAATACAACCCCCGCTCCATTACCCCCGAGGCGTTAGAGGCTTTGCAGCACAGCATTCGCCGTTTCGGTATGGTGAAGCCCCTGATTGTGAACGCCTCTAACAACGTGATTACCGCCGGACACCAGCGAAAGAAAGCCGCGACGGCGATTGGGCTGGAATATCTGCCGTGCATCAGAATCAACAGTCCGAATTTGCAGGACGAGATCCTGTTCAACCTTATGCACAACTCGATTGAGACGAGCAAGACTTCGGTTCGTCTCGAAGAATACACCGTGGGTGGCTATCATTACTGCCCTGCGGATAAGGTTTACATCGAGAGTGAACCGAAGAACGTACTCATTTGTTCGGAGATTACGAAACTGATGTCCCGCTATGGCGAGTGGGGCAGCGTCGTAACCGACGGGGACGGAAACGTCATCCTCAACGCCGAATATGCCTACTGCTCCAAGAAGCTGGGATATGGCGTTTTGAGTTACGCCATCCCGAACGAAGATGTCCCGGAGTTCCTCGAATGTATGGGTATCGAGTACGGCAAGTACAACTTTGACAACCTCGGCGTTAAAACCTACCATCAGTTCTTAGCGCAGCCGAAGCGCCTGAGTACCGATGGCAGACAGTCCAACGCCTCCGTGCTGTATGAGAAGTACGTAATCCCCCGCTTGCAGAAGTCTGACAGCCTTATCGACATCGGAGCGGGACGCATGGCGTACCCGAAGATGCTCAAATCCAAGGGCTTTAACATTCATGCCTACGAGCCGTCCCTGATGGTGAAAGGCGCGAATAAGCTGGATATGAAAGGCATCATTGCCAATATCCTCAATGCCGAGAAGCAGGTCAGAACAAACGGCCTGTTTGATTACTGCGTTCTGGAAGCGGTCATCAACTCCGTTGTGGATGATGAGTTCGAGAAAGCTGTCCTCACGACCTGCAACGCGGTGCTGAAATCCACAGGTACGCTGATTACCTGCACCAGAAACCTTGCCTATGTGGAAAAGGCATACGATAAGACGAAGCTGTCCGCTGGCGCCGGGGATTGCCTCTGGTATCTCGACGACAAGAATTACACCCTCGGCGTGACGAACGGAATCGTATTCAAGCAGAAGTTCCACACACGTGAGAGCTTCGTTGCTCTCCTCGAAAGCTACTTCGACAGTGTAGCGGTACTTGCCTGCAATGCCGGCTATATTTACTGCGCCTGCTCGCTACCCAAGCAGTTGCCGATGGAAGTTTACGAGGAATATCTGGAAAAAGAGCTGAACATCGAGTACCCCGGCGGTTTCAAGCATAACAAGCACGGCGGTCTGATGCGTGAACTGCTCGAAAAGGTAGCGGAGAGGTATGTCTGATGCGAAGCGTCAGAGAAAGGACTTGTTTGAACAGTGGGTAGAAGCCGGTGAAGTAGAAAATAATCTCGCCATTATCCAGTCCTTGTCTATGCAAGGCAAATCTATGGAGGAGATCGCCGACGTTTTTGACATCACCCGCCGGACATTGCAGAAGCTCCAAAAGGAGCATCCGGCGTTGGAGAAAGCAATCAAGGCGGGGCGCTTGTCCGTCGTGGCAATGTGCCAGAACAAACTGATGGAGCGCGTATCCAGCGGGGACACAACCGCTATCATCTACGCTCTGAAAGTCTACGGCGGCGACTTCTTCAATGACAGGAAATCAGTTGAGGCGAAGATAACCGGCACACCGGTTTCTGTTCAGCCGCAAGTTCAAATCTACCTGCCTGAGCGAGATTCGGAGGTGGGTGACGCACGTGAGAAAAAAGACGGAAAAAACGAATAACAAACCTATCATCATTCGGCCGCAGCAGGGAAAGCAGGAAATGTTTCTTCGCTCTCCGGCCGATATTTGCATTTACGGCGGCGCGGCTGGCGGCGGTAAGACCTACGCACTTCTGCTTGAATGCCTGCGCCACATAGACAACAAGCTGTTTGAGGCGGTTATCTTCCGTCAATCACGGCCTCAGATTATGAGCGCCGGTGGTCTTTACGCCACAAGTCAGGAAATCTATCCGCATCTCGGAGCCACCAGCGTTTTAACTCCAAACGTCCAGTGGAGATTCCAGTCCGGGGCGAAAGTGACATTCGCCCATATGTTCTACGAAAAGGAGAAGTACAACTGGCAGGGTTCTCAGATCCCGCTCCTGATGTTCGACGAGCTTGTGCATTTCACGGAAAGCCAGTTCTTCTATATGTTCTCCCGAAACCGTTCAACTTGCGGAGTTCGCCCCTATATTCGGGCGACCTGCAACCCGGACGGAGAAAGCTGGGTTGCTCGGTTCATAGACTGGTGGATTGACCCCGAAACGGGATATGCGGATGAGAGCCGATGCGGAAAGCTGCGGTATTTCCTCCGCAGAAACAACATCATCCATTGGGCGGACACCCCGCAGCAGCTGTATGAGGAGTTTCACTTATACAGCCCAGAGGAGATGGAGGAAGTCAAGTCCGTGTCCTTTATCAGCGCGAAGCTGACGGACAATGCCGCGATGATGAAACACGACCCCGGCTACATCGGCGCATTGAAAGCTATGTCCGAGTTCGACCAAGAGCAGCTGCTTAACGGTAACTGGAAAATCCGACGGTCTGCCGGTCACTACTTCAAACGCTCCAAGGTCGGGCAGATGTTCCGCTCTACGCCTACCGATGTTGTCAAATGGGTACGTGCGTGGGACTTGGCGGCAACCGCACCCGGGGAGATGGACGAGCTGGACGGTATGCCGCAGGCAATGCGTACCAACCGCAGGGGCGACGAAAGCGCCTACACCGCCGGAGTTTTGCTCGGCAAGCGGAAAAATGGGCGCGTTTTTGTTGCAGACGTTATCAATGTCCGCGAGAACGGCGCAGATGTCCGACAGCTCATCTTAAACACAGCCGCCAGCGACAATGCGCTTTACGGCAATGTAACTATCAGACTTCCGCAGGACCCCGGACAAGCCGGTAAGGATCAGGCGCAGAGCTTCGTAAGAATGCTTGGCGGGTACTCAGTTACGACATCGCTGGAAAGCGGCGACAAAGTAACCCGCGCAGAACCTTTTTCTTCTCAGTGGCTTGCCGGAAACGTGGATGTGAAAATAGCAGACTGGAATGACGATTATTTCAGGCAGCTTGAAAACTTCCCCGTAGGAAAGCTGAAAGACATGGTGGATGCTTCGGCAAACGCCTATTTAGAGTTGGAAAACGGGAAACCAGAATTCGGCTTCTCTTTTTAACGAGGTGCAGAATGAGACTATTTAACATCGAAATCACACGACGAAAAAAGGTGCGAGACGTGTATCAGGGCGGCAGTGACAGCTTCGTCTCGCGCTGGGCAAGACCGCCCTCTATGAACACAGCCGAATGGCTGGGTATGTTCTCTACCAGCCCTCGCCTTGCGGTCGTAGACCGTATCGCAAGTGACCTCGCAAACATCAGCGGAAAGCTGCTCCGTATCGAGGATGACGGAACAGAGGTGGAAATCACAAACCACCCGTTCCTCGACTTTATGAGCCATCCGAACCCACTGTATGAAATGACGAGTTCAGCCATCTGGCGATTGCACGAAATCTATCTCATGCTCGTGGGCGAGAGTTTTTTCCTTATCGAGCGGGATGAACGAGGCAGGCCGGTAGAGCTGTGGAATGTTCCTCCGCATTGGGTGAAGCTGACGCCCTATCTCGGAAACCCCACCTACCAAATCACATCCTCCGGCGGGCTGACAATGACTGTTCCGGTGGATGATATGTTCGTGATGAAACAGCTGAACCCGCTCGACCCGTTCCTGCGTGGTCTGGGTATCGCCGAAAGCATTGCGGATGAGGTAGAGATTGACGAGTACGCCGCCAAGTTCCAAAAGCGGTTCTTTTACAACGACGCCACGCCGCCCGTGGTGTTCCTTATGCCCGACGCCACAAATGAGCAGCGGGACGCTTTCTTAGCCCGCTGGAATCAGAAGCATAAAGGCGTAGAGAACAGCCATCGAGCGGCAGCCCTCTCTGGCAACGTTGAAGTGAAAGAGCTGGGAAGCACGGATGGCAAGAACCTCGGCTTCATCGAAAGCCGAATCGCTATGCGCGATGCTGTGCTGGAACACTTCGGTGTGCCGCGTGAAATTATGGGCATTACCGAGAACAGTAACCGCTCCACCGCTGACGCTGCGCAGTATATCTACGCCAAGAACGTTCTGACATCAAGAATCAGAATGCGAGAGGAAGCTATCAACACGCAGCTGCTGCCGATGTTCGGGAGCGGGCTTGTGTGGCGCTTTGACCCGGTTATCCCCTACGATAAGGACTTTGACAAAGCCAAAGCTATCGACGGCTGGAACTCCGGCTTGCTTATGCAGAACGAAGCGAGGCGGCTTCTGGACCTGCCTGAGGTAGATGGCGGGGATGTGTTCAAGGTATCCCTCAACGACCTGTTCCTGTCCGAGAGCGATGACCCCGCTGCAATATCGCAGCAGATAGTTCGGGAGGACTTATCCGCGCTGTATGACGAGCCTACGCATGGCGAAAAGTCTATGCGCGCGAACGTTTCTTCTATGCTCCGGCGTGAATCTTTGGCTGTCCAGCAGAACGAGCGGCTGTTTGAGGCTGCGGTGTCTAAGCACTTTGCGAGCCAGCAATCCGCGATTGCTGCGGCTCTTGGAGAAACGGTAAAGGCAAATGTATCCGACGTATTTGCGGAGCTGTCTGACTATCTGCTCCCCGATGGAACGTTTGACCCCGAACTGTGGGCGCAGCTGCCGGAGATTGAACAGCAGCGGCTTGCCGATGCAATAGCGGCTGGGCTGCTCGATTGGGACAAAGAAGCGGAAAAGCTGATGAACCTGTTCAATCCTCTGTGGCGAAAAACCTACAACGATGGCGTGTCAATCAGCGAGGACGGCTACGGTCTGACAGACCTTGTTCGACCGGAGTTCGTATCTTCTGCCAAAATCAACGGCGGCAAGCGCATCGTAGGGATTGAACAAACCACGAGGGATAAAATTGCTGACATCATCGTGCGCGGCGTCTCGGAGGGTCTGAGCCAAGTCAGCCTGCGGGAATCCATTCAAAACACGATGAGTACCACAAAATCGCGGGCAAAGCTGATTGCCCGTCAGGAAACCATGACCGCACTGGCAACGGGTCAATTTGACACGATGAAAGCCGCCGGTGCTAAAACGAAAACGTGGCATCATAGACCGCAGAAGAATCCGCGTGACGGTTCTCACGGTCCGAACCACGTCATACTGAACGGCGAGACGGTGGCGATTGACGCCAAATTCTCGAACGGTTTGCGCTATCCGCGCGACCCGAACGACCCTCGCCCGGAGGAGCTTATCAACTGCCGTTGTTATCTTACATACGGCGGTTTTTAAGATGCCCTAATCTCTGAGGAAAGGAGGAAGAACCGTATGGCAAACAAGGGAAAGCGTACTGCTGGAAAGGCACCCGTCACCCACGAGTACAAATCGTTCAAGTTCGAGCTGGAAAGCACAGACGAGAGCGGCGAGTTCTCCGGGTATGCCGCTGTGTTTGGAAACAGAGACAGCGGAGGCGACATCATTGAGAGGGGCGCATTCTCCAAGACCATCAGGGAGGATTTTGACCGAATCAAAATCTTGTCGCAGCACTCTGACTGCGAGCTGCCCATTGGCAAGCCGCTGGAATTGCGAGAAGATGAAAAAGGTCTTTTCATCCGGGGCAGAATCAGCGATACCACCAAGGGCCGCGACATTCAGACACTTATGAAAGACGGTGTTCTGAACGAGCTGTCCATCGGATATGACGCTGTTGAGTTCGATTACGACAGCGAGCAGGGTGTGCGCCGGCTGAAAGAAATCAAGCTCTGGGAAGTTTCTATCGTCACTTGGGCGATGAACGACCAAGCTAAGATTGATGAGGTCAAGTCTTTGGTGGAGGGCCTTAGAACCGAAGTCAAAACTGGCAAAATCACCCGCGCAAGACTGGACGCTTTGAAGCCTTTCATCGCGGTAGTCCGTGAGCTGGCTGACATTCTCGGCCCGTTTCTGGAACCCGCCGCACCTGATGACCCGCCTGTGCAGAACAACATCGTGAAGTCCAACAACCCCGTCAAGCAAACCAAGAAATCGGAAATTGTCTTCGAGATTATCCCGTAACACAAGGAGGAATTTGAAATGAAACTTACTCAGGAACAGCTCGCTGAGCTGATTGCCAAGGTGTTTACCAACCTCGACGAGAAGCGAAAGGCTTGCAAGGAGAACGGCGAGGCCGTGTCTGACGGCATTTCCACCGAGGAGATCCTTGCGGAAGTGACCGCTATCCTTGAGGGCGAGGGCGAGGGCGGCGTGACCGACCCCACTGCCACCAATGACCCCACCAATCCCGCTCCTACTGCCGACCCTGTTGCCGGTGATAAGGGCGAGGGTGAGGGCGTTTCTCCTGAACTCATCGCTGCCATCATCGCGGCTCTTGAGGGTCAGGGCGTCAAGAGCGCCGCTGGCGCCGGCGAGAAGAAGTCCGGCGGTCCCGGTGTTCAGAAGCAGCCCGAGCGCAAGTACGCCAACCTGTTTCTCTCTACCGGCTCCGGTCCCGACGGTGTGAAGCAGAACTCTTTCCAGACCCGTATCGCGTCCATGTCCGCACCTGAGCGCCGCAAGACCGCTTACGGTATGTTTGGCCGTGCTGTGAAGTGCATCCACGCCTCCGGCGGCGACATTGAGAGAGCGGCTTTCACCGCCGAGCGTAAGTTCGGCGATGCGGATATGGCGCATGAGTTCAAGGCGCTGTCCGCTACCGTTCCCGCTGACGGCGGCTACCTCGTTCCCGAGGTGTACGCCAATGAGATCATCGAGCTGCTCTATCCGTCCACCGTCATTTACAGCCTCGGCGCCCGCCGTCTGGGAATGGCAAACGGCAACCTGAACATCCCCAAGATTAAGACCGGCTCCCGTGCTCTGTTCGCCGGTGAGAACCGTGCCATCTCCCGCAGCGCACCCAAGTTCGGCAACCTCAAGCTGTCTGCCAAGAAGCTGACCGCTCTCATCCCCATGAGCAACGACCTGCTCCGCTCCACCAACTTTGACAATGATGTCATCGTCGGTCAGGACGTTACCAAGCAGATGGCTCTGGGCGTTGACTACGGCGCACTGCTCGGCACCGGCGGCGAGTTCCAGCCTCTGGGTATTACCAAGAACAAGGGTGTGCTCAACATCGACGTTACCAGCATCGACACCGAGTATTCCAGCAATCAGGGTGTTCTGACTGCTGCGTTCCCGAACTATCTGGTGGCGTCCGTTTTGAAGAACAATGTTTATGCTGACGGTCTGGGCTTCGTGTTCAACACCAGCGTGGAGCAGTTCTTCAAGTCCCTGCGTGATGAGGTCGGCGGTTTCATCTTCGCTAAGGAGATGAACGAGAACGGCACTCTGGTGGGCTATCCCTACAAGACCACCAATCTGCTTGAAACCACCGGCGGCAAGACCCAGATTGTGTTCGGCAACTGGAACGACCTCGTTATCGGTGAGCAGGGCGCACTGGAAATTGAAACCAGCCGCGAGGGTTCTTGGACGGATGACGCGGGCAACCTCGTTTCCGCTTTCGAGAACGACCAGACCCTCATCCGTGCTATCAACAACGTGGACACCGGCCTGCGCCATGACGAGAGCTTTGCTGTGGCTACTAAGGTCTCCGTCCCTGTGTAATGTGAGGAGGTAGCTGAATATGAAAAGAGAACTCATCCAGAACATCAAGGTGATTCCTTATAAGAGCGGGGACGCCATCGACCGCGAGAGATTCCTTTCCGGGGTCCTCGCGGTGTCCCTCGGCGCGGCCTCTGGCGAGCCTACCGGAATCACCGTGAAGATTGCCGTTACTGAGTGTGACACTCAGGGCGGCGGCTATACCGCCGTCAAGGACAAGCACGTGTTCATCGACCATACTGCCGATGGTGATGGCGCTATCACCCTCACCGCCGACAAGTCCGGCAACGAGCTGCACAACCTCGACCTTGACCTTGCGGGCTGCAAGAAGTTCATCAAGATTACCGTCACCGTGAACTGCGCCGGCGGCACCGGCCCCAAGTGCGATGCCACCTGCGCGATTGCGCTGGGCGACAATGCCGTCCAGCCCGTGTAAGGAGGGCTGATTATGTCTCGCGTGTATAAGCAGCAGACGGGACCTACCGACAACAAGGCTGAGGTTCCCGCAAAGGAGACTAAGCGCACCAGAACCACCAAGCCCGTCGAAAGGGACGAGCCGAAAGAAGACAGCAACGACGGCGAATAGCCGTCGTTGCCCCATTTAGGAGGCCCTTATGCTTGCAGAGAACGCATTGACTACCCTTGAACGAATGAAGCTGATGCTCGGCTTATCCGACATCGAGGACGAAAAGGTCAACCTGGTTGTCGAACTGCTGATAAATAAGGCTTCTTCGTGGATCGAGCGTCAGACCGGCAGACATTTGGGCAAACGCTCGTACCGTCAGTGGTACGATGCGGATGGGCAGCAGGAACTTGTCACGGTAGAATACCCCATCATCAGCGTTGAGTATGTCAAGGAGGAGGGCCGATTGGTAAACCCGAACCGCTATGACTATTCTCAAACCGGAGATGTGGGAGTTATCTACCGTGACGAGGGATGGCTGAAAGCCGGGTATCGAAAAGGTCTGGCGTATGACATCGTTGCGCCAAAGCGCGTTATCGAGGTGAGCTACACGGCTGGGTATGTCCTGCCGAAAGACGCCACCGATGACGAGCCGCAGACCCTCCCCGCAGACCTTGAGGGGCTTGTGTGGGATATGGTGTCACAGGCGTACACGAACCTGCAAAATGGGTCGCAGGGCCTCAGCTCGTTCTCCATTTCCGATGTAACGTGGAACTTCGACAAGACACAGAAATCGGAGTGGATGCAGCTCGTAAATCTGTATCGGAGGTATTGATTATGGATGTCAATGTTATCCTGAACGATTTTGAGCGGCTGAAAAAAGCCTGCGACGATATGGCCGGCAAGAAGATCCTCGTGGGTCTTGTCGGCGGCGCAGATTCCGAAGTTCTGAAAATTGCCATCGCCCACGAGTACGGCACGGAGAAACTGCCGGAACGGTCCTTTATCCGAGCGAGCTTTGACGCCGACCAAGCCAAGCTGGGCGAAATCGTGTCGGGAGCAATCGGAAAGGTGCTGTCTGGACAGACCTCCGCAGATGCCGCCGCCAACGCCATTGGCGCACAGGCGGCCCAGATGGTGCAGAACTTCATCGACGACAACCGGGTAAAGCCGCAGTCGGATTTCACCAAGAAAACGCAGCACACGACGCTGTATGAGACCGGTACGCATATCCGCGACCGTATCACATACAAGGTTGAGGAGGTATGACCCATGTTTTTCGCAACTCCAAAACTGCCGAGGGCGCTGCTGCACATACTGACAGTTTCCAACAGGACGTTCGTGCGTGACCCCGCAGCCGGCGGGCAGTCCAGACCTGTTGACGAGCCGGTAACATCCTTTTGGGGAATTGTGATGCCGCTCTCCAATCTGGACCTGAAACGCTTGCCGGAGGGGTCGTACACGTACAATTCTCAGAAGCTCTACACCGATGACCCCGTGGAAATTAAACCGGGGCAGGTCATTCTGGACACCTACGACGGGCAGAAATACACCGTCTCACAGGAACTCTCCCACAATTCCATCCACCCGATGGTTCGCTATATTGTGGAGGGGGTGAAAAAGTGACATTCACTCAGGCCCGTAACGCGATTGTGTCCGGGTTGGAGGCCCACATCGGCTGTCCTGTCAACCTGTCAGAGCAAATCGCAGATATGCCCGAATACCCATACTGCTATTACAGCGTTCTCGCTCCGAGAATACCGGAGTATTCGTTCGGCTTGCAGGAGATTGTTGATGCTCCCGACGGGCCGCTGCTCGTCCGTTCCGAACAGGTGTCGGCTACCATGTCGTTCACCTTTTGCAGCACGAATCGGGAAACCGAGGACGGCTACATCTTTGGCGAGGACGAGGCGCTTGAACTCGCGGAAAAGGCGAACGGCTTTTTCCTGCTCAACGCCCACAATATCCAGACCGAGCAAGGCGAGGTCGTGATAGTAAACGTGGGGTCAGTCGCAAGCCGTTCCAGCTTTTTCGTGGAGGACACGATACGCAGGTACGGGTTCGATATTCGTTTCTCCTATGTACGAACCGACACGATGCCCGCTACTCTTGTGGAGCGTCCGGGAAACCCCATAGGGAATATTAAGCAATAAAGGAGGAATCGCCAAATGGCAAAAGACGTAATTGTCGTTGTGCAGCGGGACGCGCTGCCCAGCGAGAAAGAGAGCCTCGACATTCTCCTTGTATCTACCACCGGGGCTTATCCGGTCGGAACGTACAGAGATGTTGAGAGCGTAAAAGCCGTGTACGGCCCAGAGGGAGCTTGTCCCAACGCAAAGGTCGTGCGCAAGGCTACCACCCTGCTCAATCAGGGTAAGACCACGCTGGCTACCAGCCTCGTGAGCAAGTTCAAAATCGTCAGCTTTGACCCTGCCAATCCCGTTGTGGCTGCGGCTGCAAAGCTCGTCTGCACCTTTAGCGGGTCTGTTGACATCGCCGCAAGAAAGAACCTCTGGTTCCGTTTCGGCGGGGACAGCAAGGCTGTTGTGAAGATCACCGCATCTTCCGCTGTGACTTCTGCAAACGACCTCGCTGCGCTGTTCAACAGCACCAGCTTCACCAAAGGCGGCAAGACCTATTCCGCTGCGGTGTCCGATGCGACCGTGACCTTTACCGCCACCGAGGAGGGAGAGGCAGACACCATTCCTGAAACTGTGGACGTGTTCACTGACGAGCACCTGTCCAAGCCTGTAACTACCGAGTGTACCGCCCCTACCGCCAAGTTCACCAACGGCAAGTTCACCAACGGCAAGGACGCGAAGACCGCGGCGGAGAGCTTCATCGAGCAGATTAAGAAGTTCCAGTCCGAGGTTGACAACGACTGGTACTATCTCCTGACCGACAAGGACGAGGACGAGTACGTCATCGCTCTGGCGAAGTTTGCGGAGGCCAGCGAGCCGAGCGAGGCAGAGCTGGGCGCAGGTGTGGAAGACCACCGCAAGTTCTACATGGGCCAGACCAGCAACAAGGCGTTCGTGTGCAACACCGCCCGTGCCGCTGTTATCTATGCCGATGCAGACAATCTGAATGAGGAGCCTGACGCCTCCTATACGGGCAACGTGGGACCGTTCTACCCCACCAGCGTAACGTGGAAGTTCAAGCGCCCGCAGGACGGCAACGCCTCCACGACCAAGCTCATCACGCTCCCCCTGCTCACTGACGGCGAGCGGGAGGCCCTGCTTGAAAACCACGTGAACTTCTTGACCGAGGAGTATAAGCGCCAATACGTAAAGGACGGCACTTGCCTCAACGGTGAGTTCATCGACGTGGTTCTCGGCGGGGACTGGATCGCCAAGCGTATGCGCGACCTGCTCTATGACATCCTGCTGGAAAACGCCAACATCAACTACGGTGACGACGGGTTCGGCATGATTGGCACGGCGGTATTGCAGGCTCTGGCAGAGGCCACGGACCTCAACATCATCGCCCGCGACCCGGAGAGCAAGACCGGCGTGTTCACCGTTGTCATTCCGAAGTATGCGGAGAGCACCGAAGACCAGCGCCGCAACCGTGTGATGCCCGACATCACGTGGGAGGCTCAGCTGGCAGGCGCAGTCCATCAGGTAAAAACCAAAGGCGTCCTCCGTGCGACGCTGTAAAGGAGGGATAGACCATGTTAGCTACATTTGACCCGATGAAAGTCAATGTGTCTTTCAACAACCGGCAGCTCCGTATGTTCGGCGAGAGTATGTTCACGCTGGCCCGTGACGAGGCCAACGTCACGCTGAAAAAGGGTGTAAAGGGCGACAGCACCTACATCCTGAATGCGAACAAGGCGGGTAAGCTCACCATCACGCTGTTGCAGGATTCTCCTGACGTGGCGTACCTTGAGCAGTGCGCCGAGAAGAATGTGATGGCAAACCTCGCCATCACGGACGCCAACGACAGCGGCTCCGTTTTCTTCGCCCAGAACTGCATGGTGGAGAAGCTGCCTGACAGGGCGAGAGGTAAGGAGGCCGCCGATGTCTCCATCGTGTTCCTCATCCCTGACATTCAGCTGTAATGGCTGAAACATTGAGCTGAAACATCTCGCCCGAATTCAAGTATTAGGCGCGAAAGTCTAAGTTTAGGCGGGAAATTCAACAAGATGTTTCAGCCCCGAATGTTTCAATGTTTCGGCCAATGTATCGCCAATGTTTCGGCTAAAACCCGCACCGTTACTGGCTTTTATGGGTGCCTGAAACATTGAAACATTCATTCTTAATAGAGTGTGTAAATAGGGAGAATAGAGAGTAATGTGTATCACCGTCTCCCTAATGCGCCTATACGCGCGTAATGTATAAAACGCCAATGTTTCAGAGGAGGATTGACCTATGGCAAGAACTAAAACCGTCGTCGTCAACGATGTTGAGTACCAGCTGCAAAGCGTGAATTTCACGTGGTACTCCAACCTGACTGACCTCTACATCAACCCCACCAACGGCAGAAAGAACACGGCGAAGTACGCCGACGCTCTTATCAAGGGCTGTGTAACCGCCCCCGCTGAGGTGGCAAAGGCCGGTCTGAAATACTTCGACGAACAGGATGATCTCGCTACTCCGGGCGAGCTGGTGCGCGAGATCGAATCCTTTCTTAGCGAACGAACTAAACCGCAAGGCCGCTGAAAGCCGCGCTCGTAAGAACGAGCGGTTTTGGCGGCTTGTGTTCTGCATGGGCGGCGTGACCTATTCGGAGCTTAAAGAGATGGACCTGTATGAATTCTCTGAGACTGAACAGGCCCGCCTGCTCTGGCAGGACGAATGGAATAAGAAAGATTGAGAGGAGGGATGAACTGTGGACGAGGCCCGCAGTGTATCGTACAGCATAAATGTACGCGCCAACACATCGCAGGCAGAAGCCAGCATTCGCAACGTCACGAGCAGTCTTGGCGATTTGCAGGGCAGCGGCGGCAGAATCAATATCAGTGCGGATAGCTCTCAGGCTAATTCGAGCATCCGAAATGTCACGAGCAATCTCGGCGGTTTGCAGTCGCAGGCCAGCAGCGTAGGCTCGGCGTTCCGCAGTTCTTTCCTTGCCGGCGTGGATGGAGGAAACACCTTTTCCTCCTCCCTGCGATCGGGTGTTGGCGGGGCTTTCTCCTATGTAACGGGGCAAGCCAACGCCTTTAGAGAAAATGTTGTGTCGGGTGCGCAGAACATCGCAAACGGTTTTGCGCACCCGATTTCTACAATCCGAAACGGGCTGGGCAACGCGATCCAGTCCGCAAAGGACAGGTTCACCGACTACACCAGAAACGCAGAACGAGCCGCCACCGCAACAGACGATATGGGCGGTTCTGCCGGCGGCGCCAGACAGGACGTTTCCAATCTCGGCGAGGCCGCCGAAGAATCCGGCGGCAAGTTTGAGAAGCTCGGCGGCGTTCTGAAAGGCGCTGGGGCGGCTATCGCGGGCGTCTCCGCTGCTGCCGCCGCAGGAGCCGTAGCGCTCGGTGTGCAGGTCGTGTCTGCCTATTCCGATTATGAGCAGCTTGTCGGCGGTATTGATACTTTGTTCGGCAAAGCCTCTCAGACGGTACAGGCGAATGCGGCAAACGCCTACGCCACTGCTGGTATGTCGGCGAACCAGTACATGGAACTCACCACGAGTTTTTCTGCCAGCTTGATTAAATCGCTCGGCAACGACACCGATAAGGCCGCGTCCTATGCGAACAGCGCGATTGTGGATATGTCCGATAACGCGAACAAAATGGGTACGGACCTTGAGCTTATCCAGAATGCGTATCGTGGATTCTCCATGCAGAACTACACCATGCTGGACAACCTCAAGCTCGGTTACAGTGGTACGCAGGAAGAAATGGAGCGGCTGCTGAGTGACGCGGAAAAGCTGTCCGGTAAGAAATTCGACATATCCAATTTCGCAGACATAACCGAGGCCATCCACATTATCCAAGAGGATATGGGGATTGCCGGCACGACGGCGTTAGAGGCATCGGAAACGATTGCCGGTTCTATTTCCAGCACAAAGTCGGCAATCAGCAACCTGCTTGCCGGCCTCGGTAATGCAAACGCTGACATCGGATTGCTTGTCGATAACGTGGTGGACAGCTTTGGGAACGTGGTGAAAAATGTCACGCCTGTGGTTGAAAATCTCGCCGCCGCCCTGCCTGACGCGATCAGCAAGGTGATACCAGCGGTAGGTTCGCTTTTGCCCACTCTTGTAAGTACGGCGGGCAGTGTGTTCGGTCAGGTGCTTTCGTCCATCATTGCCCTGCTGCCGCAGCTTATTCCTGTGGCGGTGGACGCTATTTCCCTTATCGCGGAGACGCTACTTGAAAACGTCCCGCTGATTGTGGACGCGGCGGTCAATCTGGTGGACAGCCTTATTGGGGCAATCGGAGAGCTACTGCCTATGTTTGCGGAGGCAGCGGTTCAGATTGTGGCTAATCTGGCGACTGGCCTTGGCGATTCCCTGCCGACGTTGATTCCGACCATCATTGAGGGCCTGATGTCGGCGGTGAACACCCTGATAGAAAATGCCCCCTTGCTCATGGAAGCGGGTATGCAGCTCCTGATGGGGTTGGCGCAGGGTATTATCGAGGCAATACCGATGCTAATTGAGCAGCTCCCGCTGCTTATCGAGGGCATCCTGACGTTCCTGACGGAGAGCCTGCCAATTCTCTTGGAACAGGGCGCTCAGATTATCCTGATGCTTGTGAATGGCATCATTAACGCAATCCCGATTCTGGTTGAGCAGCTCCCCATTATCATCACCTCAATCGTGGAGTTCATCAGCGGGAACCTGCCGGCCATTCTTGAAACCGGCGTGAATGTCCTCATCCAGTTGGCGGCCGGTATCATTCAAGCCATCCCGCAGCTGGTGGCGCAGCTGCCGCAGATTATTTCTGCCATTGTAAACGGCATCGGGGCGCTGATTGGTTCCGTCGTCGAAGTTGGTAAGAATATCGTGCGGGGTATCTGGGACGGTATCACAGCTATGGCGGGCTGGATTAGAGACAAGGTAACAGGGTTCTTTAGCGGAATCGTTGACGGCGTTAAGGGCTTTCTGGGAATCCACAGCCCGTCTCGTGTGTTCGCCGGAATCGGTGACAATATGGCTGCCGGTCTGGGGCAGGGCTTTGAAAAGACGATGGGAGGCGTGACAAAAGACATCGAGAATGCCATTCCGACCAAGTTCGATATGCCCGCAATCAACGGTCCCGCAAATACTGCTTTCAAAGTGAATCCGATTGTGGGCGACGCACCCTCTCCTGTGGTGGCAGACGCCACATATTCCGTCACGCCGGTGGTGGGCGACTTCGACCCGCCTGACCCGAATACGGAGGACGGAGACGGGGACGGTACGCACGTCGATGTTCCCGACCCAGATCCGGTTCCCGGCGGCGGTGGCGGCAGTCCTGCGTTTGCTCCGCAGATTACCGTCATCGTTCAGGGTGGTGCGGATGAGGAATCCACAGAGAACCTGAAAACCTCGCTGCGCGATACCGTCCGCGAGCTGTATAACGAGTTCCGGGAGGAGGAGCGCGAGCGCATGGTGCTTAAAAACCAATACGCTTACTGATAGGAGGGATTGAGAATGGCGTATGTGCTGAGAGGGAGAAAAGGCGGCACAGTCCGTTTCATCCCACTCGAAAACGGCGTAATCGAAAAGGAAAGCGAGAGTTACAGCAGCTCCGTTACCTCAAACCCCGTGGAAGACGGGGCTGACATCGACGACCATGTGAACAATGCGGCGGGTACGCTCAACATCTCCGGTACGATTATCGGGGGCGACGGAGCAATCAACGCTCTAAAGTCTATGCGTGACCGCCGGGACGTTATCACATACATCGGTGTGACACGGATGAACAATCTCGTTTTCACCAGCTTAAAATTTGACCGGTCTTATAAAAACCGGCACGGCGCGTCTTTTTCGGCTACGCTCAAGCAGGTGCAGATGACTTCATCGGAGTTTGTTCCGATGGACGCCGAACTTGCTATGACGAGCCAAGACGCTGGGAAAAGCCAGAACCCGCAGCTTGCCAGAACGGTGAGCACGGGCATGGCGATTTTAGCTATCCAGTCTGTAAGTTCCACCGCTGCGGCGGCGCTGAGGTCCGTAAATGTATCGGGCGGCAGCGCCGCCCCGCTTACGCGGCTCACCGGCGGCTATGACGGTCTGGCGCGGCGTTGAGGAGGTGTGAAGTATGGCGCTGCAACTGATTGACCTGAATGAAGATATTGAGTACATCAACATCGACGCATCGAAAGTGCCGTACTCATTCTCCATCAAGCTGACCGACAAGACATTCAGCTTTACGGTCAAGTACAACGATACTGGCGGGTTCTATACGATAGACCTGCTTGACGCAAATGGGAATGTCCTTGTGTTTGGCGAAATCGTCCGCTACGCCCGCCCGCTGTTCAACGTGGTGGAGGACGAGCGGTTCCCGATACCGGTTATCATCCCCCTTTGCATCACGGGAGACAGCATTTCGGAGGTCACAAAAGAAAACTTCGGGAAAGACGTGAAGCTGTATCTCCGGGAAAGGACGGTGCAGTAACATGGCATTCTGGATCAGGGACGCAACACTCACCATCGGCAACAAGCGGTATTCCCTTGGCGGCCTGAATTTCACCTTTGAAATTCCGTTTGAGGACAGCGACGAGCCGCCTGTTGCGACGATAAAGGTCACAAACCTCTCCGCAGCCACGAGAGCCGGCATCAAGAAAAACGACCCGGTTGTGCTGAATGCCGGGTATGAGGGAGATGTCGGCTGCATCCTCATCGGAAAAGTGGTCGGTCTGAAACACAAACAGGCTAACACCGACTGGACATCAACCCTGACGGTGCAGCCGTGTGCTGATGAGATACTCGGTAGCCTGATAAACAAGACCTACGCCAAAGGGATAAAGGCATCTGCCATCGTGCGTGACCTGCTGAATATTTTCGGCGTGGAGGTGTCCAAGTGCGAGCTGACCGAGGACATCAGCTACCCGCGAGGGCGGGTGTGCCGGGGAAATTTGAAGCAGGTGCTGACAGAGATTGTGGTGAACGAGTGCAAGAGCCGGTTCATCATCCGGGCGACCGGGCAAATCTACATCACCAAAGCGGACGATGGCATCAACAACGGCGTGACCCTCACCTCCGCTACCGGCCTGCTGAGGGCTGACGAGGAGAAAGTGGCGATACCGTATGAGACTGACCTGAACTCCCAGAAAACCGGCGAGGACCGGGACGATGACACCATCTCCCGCTCCTGCCTGCTCAATTATCGGATAGCCACCGCCGAGGTGGTGAAAATCCAGTCAAGCAACCTGAATGGCCGTTTTATTGTGGTGAAAGGTTCCCACAAAGGCGGCAGGACGGGTGATTGGGAAACTTCGATGGAGCTGAAACCTTATTGAGAAAGGAGCTGCGGAATGTCCGCTATCAACGAATACGAATATCAGAAGATCCACGACAAGCGGCTTGCAGAATCCATCTGCGTGGCGGCTACCGTCAAGGTCGTGGCGTTTGACCCAGTGAAGATGACGGTGGACGTTCAGCCGCTCTCGAAGCATTTGCAGAACGGGAAGTATGAAAGCCAGCCGCCCATTTTGGGCGTACCCGTGGCGTGTACCCGCTGTGGCGGGTTTATCACAAGGCCGTGGATAAAGGCGGGAGACACCGGCGTGGTGGTCTACCTTGACCACGACATGGACAGCACCGTCACGGGCGGCAAGGAGGCTAAGCCCCTCACGGAGCGCAATCACGCCACGACAGACGCTATTTTCATCGGCGCTATTGTGGCCGGCAGCTACTCGTCCTCCGGTCTTCCGTCAGACAGCCTTGTCCTCGCCGCCGAAAATGGCAGCGTCTACGTGGCGGTGTCTGCGGCAGGCGTTGCGATAAAGGGGAACCTGACAGTGACGGGCAACATCACGGCGTCAGGGAACGTGGACAGCTCAGGCAGCATAAGCGCTGCCGGCGATGTCCTTGCCGAGAGCAGCATAAGCGGCGCCCATCATACGCACCCCGGAGATTCGGGAGGCAGAACGGGGCAGCCCGGATAAGGAGGCAGTATGGATAACATGACACTGCTTATTGACCCGGAATCGAGAGATTTGGTGTTTGACACCGACGGGTCGTTCAAGAAGATATACGGGGATGATACAACCGTCCAAAACGTGCGCCACACGCTCCTCGCGTGGAAAGCGGAGTTCTTCGCTGATGAGACGCACGGCACTGATTATGAGAGCATCGTCGGCCAGAGTATGAACGACGTTGACGATGACGAGATAAAAGAGGTCATTCGGGAGGCTGTGTTTCAGGACCCCGATGTGTCCCAGATTGATTCAATCTCCGTCTCCTACGAGGGACGGACAATAACTGTTGAACTTACCGCCACCCTTTCGGATGGCGAGAAAATAGCATTGGAGGTGACGGCATAATGGCGAAGACCACAGATTGGGGCTTGACGGACGCCGGTTTCAGACGCCCCACGTACGCAGAGCTGCTGGACGCTCTGGAATACAAGGCCCGCGAGCTGTACGGGTCGCGGGCAAACCTGACCGTGCGCTCCCCGCTTGGTGTGTTCCTGCGCATCTACGCTTGGATGCTGAACCTCCTGTTCTCCACGCTGGAAGACGTATATAACAGCCGGTTCATTGATACCGCTGTCGGGACGAGCCTCTATAACCTCGGACGGGCGATCGGCTTGAAGCTGCTCGGAGCGCAGAAAGCGGTCGGCTACCTGACCTTTACCGGCGAGGACGGCGTGGAGGTCCCGGAGGGCTACCTTGCTGAAACGACTGCCGGCGAGCAGTACATCACCCTGCAATCCGGCGTGATAACCAGCGGGAGCGTCACCCTTTCCGCGACCGCCGTTGTGCCGGGGCCTGACGGGAATACCGAGAAGAACGCCATTACCAATATCGTAAACCCTATGAGCGGCATCGAAGCCGTCACGAACGCCTCTGCGTTCGAGGGCGGCAGAAACACGGAAACCGACGCGGAGTTTCGTGAGCGGTACTATCTGTCCGTGGATTTTGCGGGTGGCGTGAATATTGACGCCATTGTCGCCGAGATCTACGAGAGCGTCGAGGCGGTCATAGCGGTGGCCGGTGAGGAGAACGATACCGATGTCCAGAGCGAGAGCGGGCTGCCTCCCCACTCCATTGAGATTATCGCCTATGGCGGCCTCGATGAAGATGTGGCGGGGGCCATCTTCCGCAGAAAGGCGGCGGGCATCCAGACCTACGGAAACACTTCCGTGTCGGTCGTAAGCTCTGCCGGCACGACACACAAAATCAAGTTCAGCCGCCCGACGCCTGTGAACGTCTGGGTGAAAATCACCGGCCTGAAAACCGACAACGTGTTCCCGCTTGACGGGATTGACCGAATCAAGCAGAACATCATCGAGTATATCGGCTCCAACACGAGAGGCGGTATGGCTATCGGGCAGGACGTGATTTGCGTTACCTTGCCGACCGAGGTGCTTAAAGTGCCGGGGGTTGTTGACTTTGACCTGCAAATCAGCTCCAACGGCTCCACATTCAGCCGTGAGAACATCACGATTGCGGCTCGTGAAAAGGCGGTCACTGACGAAAGCAAGGTGACGGTCGAATGAGAAACTATCTTTCTGAAATGCTGTATGCGCTGACGAGCGCCTACACAAGAAAAGACTACAATAACCGCCGCCGGGACCTCCCCATTGAGACGAACATAGGAAAGCTGTTCGCCATCCTCGCTTGGGGGCTGGATTCCGTCGAGGAGCAAACCGAGCTGATAAAGCTGTGGGAGGACATCGACTACGCGGAGGGCGCCGTCCTCGACCGGTACGGGGCCAATTTCGGCGTCGCCCGTATCAGCCCGGACGATAGGTTCTACCGCATGGCAATCAAGGTGAAGCTGATGGCGCAGCTTTCCGGCGGCGACATCAACACCGTCATTGAGGCGGCAAGCGCCCTGCTGGAAGTTGACGTGTCCGAAGTCATGCTCGATGAGGTCTACCCAGCTAAAATCGAGCTGTTCGTAGACCAGAAGCTCCTGTCCCCGGAGCGCATTGAAATGCTGGATTTGATTGCTGAGGCCATCAAGCGAATCCTCGCGGCGGGCGTGGGGCTGCGCCTTTACCTGCGAACCCACAGCACCTACCGCCACGAGCTTGTTGTTCGGCACTGCGGGTATACGGCTACTGAGCAGAGTGCCCCGCCATTTACAAAGGACAGGGACGCCAGAATGACCCTGAAAACGCTCTACGGCGCATTTCAGCCCACGGAGGTATCTGCGGCCCACCCGCCGCAGAATCGGGCGCATACGGCCACGCAGGAGGGCGCAGGGGGCGCTGTATACCACACCAGAATCAAATCCAAACGAGTTGACAAGGAGGAATAAGAATGTCGAAGTTTGAGGACGGCAGCTACGGCTCTTTGACCGGTATCGCTCTTATCGGAAAAGTTCTCGCCGGACGCTGCCAAATGCACTACACAAAAGCCGCCGTCGGAAACGGGACGATCCCGGAGGGGCTGACGCCGAAGACCATGACAGGCCCTGCGGGGTACGTGATGGATGCGCAGATTGCGGCGGTATCAAACCCTGTGGACGGTGAGTGTCAGGTTACGGTCCGTATCAAGAGCGAGAGCGTTGAATCCGGCTTTTACCTGACGAACATCGTCCTGTTCGCGGAAGACCCTGATGAGGGCGAAGTCCCCTACACTTACCTGTGCTTGGAGAACGAGCCTGAGTGGATTCGCCCCGCAAGCTCTGTCGTAGGAAAGCTCGCAACATTCGATTTGATTGCGGCAGTGGGGGATGTGGACACGGTTACGGCTGTGATTGACCCGGAGGCTATCGCCACCATCGGCGAGGTCGAGCAGTCCATTTTGGCGCACAACAATGACCCTGCCGCTCACGGCGGCCTTTCGAGCATCGAGGAGAGGGCGCTTACCGTCCCGAAAACCGGATGGGACATCGGGGCGTCCGAGGCTCCCGATAGTGTCTATTACGTGGACATCCCGCTCGACAGCGTGACAGAGGCGCTGATTCCGATTGTCAATGTCCAGCCGAAGCAGCTTGCGACGGCGAAGAAGTGCGGTCTGTACCCTGTGTGCCGCACTCTCTCCGGTGGAATCCGTCTCTACGCGGAAAAAGCCCCGGAGAGCGAAATCACAGCAACGGTGGTTCTTATGAAAGAGCCTGAAAACTAAAAGAGGAGGAAACATTCATGGCGTATGGATCTGTAAATATCCCCGGCGTGAGCGCCTCTGAGCTGGAAACGGTCAGGACGCTTGCGCAGGACGCAAAGGAGCTTGCGGAATCCGCATCCGAGGCCATCACAGACCTCACGAACACAATCAATGTTGTGCCGTCCCCCAGCGGGACGCTCACCTTTACGGGCAACCAGCAGTCCCCTACGTGGCTGAATTACGATGAAAGCAAGCTCACCCTCGGCGGTACAACGCAGGCCACGGATGCCGGTACTTATGAGGCGACGTTCACGCCGAAGTCCGGGTTTAAGTGGTCTGATGATACGGAGACTGCCAAGACCGTCCAGTGGACTATCAACCGGGCGTCCATCGCAACGCCCACGCCGAGCGGCAGCCTGACCTACACAGGCTCCCCTCAGTCTCCTACATGGACAGACTACGACACCGGCAAAATGTCCATCAGCGGCACGAACTCCGCTACCAATGCGGGAACCTACGGCGCAATCTTCACGCCGGGGTCTAACTACAAGTGGGCTGACGGGACTACGACCGCAAAGACGGTGAACTGGACGATTGGAAAGGCGGCAGGCTCCCTTAGCCTTAACCCGACCAATATGACGCTGAACAACACCACGAAGACCGGGACGATCACTGTAACCCGTGCAGGCGACGGCGCGATTTCTGCCATCTCCGGCAGCTCCGGGATTGCCACAGTCAGCGTTTCCGGGAACAAAATCACTGTCACAGGTAAAACCTCCGGTACGGCCACCATCACGGTAAAGGTAGCCGCAGGCACAAACCACACCGCCCCTGCGGATAAGACTTGCAGGGTTGAGGTAAATTTCGTGAACATCTACGGCGCGAGCTGGGACGGCACAAGCACCACCAAATGGACGAGAACCGATAAAGCCGCCGGCTTTATTGACCCTGTTCCTTATGTGGCCGGCGCGGGCAGTTACAGCTCGCCGTTTGACAATTTGCAGCCGTGGGCAGGAATGACAAAGACCACTCGCTCCGGTAACTCGATGGTCGTTATTCCGAAGTTCTGGTACAAGCTCACTAAGAGCGGCAGCAGCATCAAAATCCAGATCGCCGACCAAGCGACCGCAGGCTTCTCGGTTTCCCCCGCACACATGGACAGGGGCGACGGACACGGCGAACGGAATGTCGTTTACGTCGGCAGGTATCACTGCGCCAGCGACTACAAGAGTAAAACCGGCGTGACGCCGAAGAACAACATCACCCGAAGCGCCGCCCGAAGCGGCATCCACGCCCTCGGCGCGAACTTCTGGCAGATGGATTTCGCCATGCGGTTCACCATCTGGCTGCTCTATATCGTAGAGTTTGCCGACTGGAACTCTCAGGCGAAAATCGGCTACGGCTGCGGCAACAACAGCGGTGTGCAGAATATGGGCGCGTCTGACAGTATGCCTTACCACACCGGCACAATGCAGAACTCCCGCACGACCTACGGCGTAGGTGTTCAGTACCGCAACATTGAGGGCCTGTGGGATAATGTCTACGACTGGATGGACGGCTGCTACTACAACGGCAACGGGCTGAACCTCATCCTGAACCCCAACAATTTCAGCGACAGCAGCGGAGGCACGAGCGTCGGTACGCCATCGAGCGGCTACCCGTCTGCGTTCAATGTTGCTACGGCTGGCGGGTTCCCGATGTTTTATCCGACTGCTGCGAGCGGCAGTGATTCTACGTATTCGTGCGACAACTGGAACTTCAGCACGTCGTACCCGTGCCTCTTCGTTGGTGGCGACTACGGCCAGAGCACCAACCACGGCTTGTTCTTCGTCGGCTACAACGGCACTTCGTTTGCGTACGACGACGTCGGCTGCCGCCTCCAAGAACTCCCTTAATGGGGGAGTGTGAGGGGGGGAAGCCCCCCCCCAA